CAAGTCCTATAAGCAGGGGTTGTATCTGTTTCACAGAGCCCCAACCATTTGTTGCCTTAAGTTAGCAATTGCCTTTGACGCCCAAGTCCAGACCGGGTATCTCACCGTTCCTCAATGGGGACAAGCCATGTCGCCTGTCACTGTGTCTTGATATTTGCCTATTTTATATTAGATAAGTGTTTTCTAGTTTATGAGTATTTGGTTCTAATAGATTGTGTAATTGTTTTGTATTGATAAATTTTTCTAATTTCCACGTTTTCAAGTTCAGATTGTGTTTGTATATAAGATAGTGTTGTATAGCTGCTTCTTGCAGGAGATCAAAGTCAAATCTCACTAGATCCATGTCGTTTCCGTTGATGATGTAATTTACAATAGTATCAAAGTACATAGCAAATGTCAATCTATTAGAGTGTATTTTTTTCCATTTGTTGTAAACTGTTATCCAGTGAGTTTTTTTGCTGTTGTTGATTTGGATTTCTAAAAAATCAAACAGCTGATCAACTGTTTGATCAAATATGGTATATAATTCAAATGTATCAAAATTATAATGTGGAATAGTTAGATCAATGTTTACGGAGATATTGGGAACAGAAAATGGACGTATATTCAAGGCCAGAAATTCTCGCTGATCCCATATGTGATTTAAATTTTGCTCTTGCCATACTTTATGACTATCAGCAAAAAAATGTTCAACAAAGTCTTGCAATTGTTCCTCATTGGATGCATTTTTTTTGTTGTAGTCAGACCATTTTGAACTCAAATTTCTAAATCTTGTTGAACAGTGATACAACGGATGCCCACTGTATAAAACAATAATTTTTTTAAATTCTGTAGCAATAGTAGATACGAGTTCAGCAGTGGGTTGATGCCTGGTGCCAGGATTCATGCGAGAATTTGGAGATCTAGAATCTTCATGTAAATTATGTATATACATGGTATGAAAATCAGAAGTCTGCATGTTTTTTAAAATGGCTACCATGTTGCTCACTTGATCAATCTTGTCAGGATGATTTGCAAGAAATGCATGAGCATTGATATTAGTAGTTGGATCTTCGGGTACATCAATCCAACGATTGGTTTTACTGTGAAAATATTTTTTGTGGCCAGCAAGGTAATGTAGGCTCCATGTTAGAAATGTACCTCCTACTGCCGGGTCAGTTAAAACTAATATCATATTTTATTTGTCAGCTAGTGAATGTGACTACTGTGATTGCAAAAAGTTGTTTACTGTGGTAAAGTAGTTTCTATTGCTTTGTTGCCCAGGATGCTGACCATCATGATTTCTATCAATTTTGTTATCAACCCACGAACTGTATAAATTGATCCACTGAGATTCATCAATGCCCCCTGCTGAATCATACTCGTTGTGAAGTTTTGTATACAATTTCAATATGTCGTTGTCGCTGCGATTAATGATGTTTAGTATACTAGTTTTGGTAAATGCTGTGTATTCTTCTGGACAAACATTTTCTAAGCGATCAAAATAATTTTTATCCCAGCCGCAGGAATCGTTCACGTGATAGACTGTGATATTTTTTTGCTTGCACAACTTGTTGATTATGTTTACATATTCAACAATCTTGACAATGTCATGATGATAGTGATGCAACGCTAAAAATCTATTTTTTAAATTTTCAATGTATGATTTGGGAATTGTGCCTGTGTTTAAATTAATGTCGTTTACAGTAGAATTAGGCCCAAAATGCACGCCGGTTGTATACAATTCAAATCCCGGATCAATAAAATATCGTGGCGCACTGACCCATGAACAAAACAAGTATGCCAAATCGTTGTTGTTGACAATAAGATCAATGGATTTTTGAAAAACAAAAACATTTGGAGCTCCGCTTTGAGCAGCATTGATGCATGATAGATCTGGAAAACAATTTTTGTGCACCAAATTTACCCACATTAGATCTTGTTCGTCAGGCAGATTCCATCCAAGCCCGACGGTGATTGAGCCTCCAGTGAACGCAATCTTAGACATTGGTATCAATCCATTGTTCAGTATAATTAGAAATTTTCATTTGCTCTAGTTATCTTGTTCATGACATGAGACCCATGCACACGAACTTGTATATGACCATTGTAGTAGTCGGTTGATTCTAATACTCGTCTTGAAAACTGTTCTCTTGCTTCTATGTACGAACATTCAGATTTTGATTGACAATAGTACAGTATTTCTCTGGAAAAATTTTCAGCGCCTAACGCAATCACATCTGCGGTCAATTCTAGATTTGAACCATAGTACTCTTGCCAGTCGCTTTCAACTTTGCTGCGTATGCGTTTTTTCTTTTTGATGCCGTTTTTTTGCTTGACTACTCGATAAATTGTTTTTGAGAATTTGGCCAGTTTTTTGCCTATATATCTGCGTCCGGTGAGATTGTTTGTGATCAGATAAACAAATCCTACACATGATTCGGGCAATGTCTCCACTGGGGTGTTTTGATATAGCCATGTCATGTAAATTAAATTTGTTTAGTTTGGGTCTTATAGTTATGCCTTTTACCATGAAGTTGCATATTTTTTGTCGACCGCAGCACTAGCGCACTTGGATTGGCATTCATACCACCGATAAGTTTCTAATTCTGTTGTCCAAAAAGTATCTGCCAGTACGTGTTCTAATGTGTGATTATGTAGATTGAATTTTTCTGCCTGTTGTTGCCATTCTTGATTGTGTGCGTATCTGTTTGCTACCCAGCAGCAGGGGAATAGTCTGCCGCGGGCATCTATATATAACCCCTTGTTGCCTATTTTACACAACGGAGTAACTCCGTTTTTTGGTTGTGTTTCTTGGAATAATTTAATGTTTTTTAAACTGATTGGTGTTGGTAATTTTTCAGTAAGATTCATGATCTCACGTTCAAATCTATGTGTGCTGCTCACAAAACAATCACTGGGTTGCAAAGGATCATCTGCTCCGTAAGACGGATACACACTACCAAATTTGGTGCTGTGAGTGAGTTGGAATCGATCAACACCTAGTTGTTTTGCAAACTCTTGCATAAAGTCTAGTTTATGTTCGTTAAATTTGAAAGCAATAGCAGCCCACACAATTTGACAGCCACTGGTAGTTCTAAGTGTTTGCAACCCTGCAATGATGCTATCGTAATTGCTATTGACTCGATAGAGGTTGTTGCTGGCATTGTCATATCCGTCAATGCTAAAATGTACGCTGTCGTTTTGATCTAGTGTTTTTCCTAGTTCTGTCCACCAGTCAAGTTTTTTGTGACTGCCGTTGGTAACAATCACAATCTCTAAAGGTCGAATGCTCTTTAGATATTGAATAATTGGCACAAGATCATGAGCATAGATAGGGTCGCCATCATCTCCACAGAATGTAATTTTCTCTACATTTGCCAACACAAACTCAGGAGTAAAGTTTTGTTTAAAAAATTCTAAATCTAGTTCGGTGTTGATAACACCGACGGGAACTTCTTGACGAGAACATCGCGGACAAGCCAGAGTACATTTACTGGATACCTCAATATGAAAATGCCAAGTTGCTAAAGTCATACCAGTTCGATATCAGTATTGTAGGATGTAAATCCGTTCTCTTTCACTACCTTGAGAATGTTTTCTACCCTACTGGTCAGCTCGTCTCTGTGACTGACCAACCAAATGCTCTTGTGCCGTTCGCGGCTCATCTTCTTCAGCAGTGCAAGTGCATTCTCCACACCTTGTGTGTCCAACCCAGAATCAATCATCTCGTCGATGAACAAGATGTTGATGGGTTGATACAAACTTTCCCATACATCGCGGAACGCCCAACTCATGCTCAGGATCAACCTATTACGTTCGCCTCGACTTAGATTGTCAAAATCCAACTCGCGCCCCAGTTCCTCGATGCTCACAGTGAGATCATTCTGGAACTTCACAGTGTGTGGCAATCCAATACGATCAAGATAGTGTGTGAGTCGGCTGTTGAGATAGCTCAAGTTCTGATCAATGATCTTCTTACGCACAAAGCTATCTTTGCTGGTGAGCAGCTTGAGCAAGAACTCCTGATGTTCTTGCACTCTGGTGAATTCGTTCAAGGTATCATACGAAACCACTTGCAGGGCTTGATTCTGCATTTCGGTGATCTGTTCGCTGTAGGGATCAGTCTCTGCTGAACGACTAGCAAGATCCTTCATCAAGGTATCCAAGGTATTCTTGTGATTCAGTGCCTGCTCTAGGCTGTCGTAGAATACTCGAGGTGCTTGCCCTAGTTCGCCAAGTTCTTTCAATCTCTCCTGATGTTCAGATCGTTGCGTGTCGTTGGTCAGCACTTGCAATGCAAGTTCTTGTAGAGTCTTCTCACGCTGTGCTTTCACAATGTCAAGGCTGTTGTCGTGTATGTCTGTGCCGCAAGCAAAACACTTGTGGCTGGCGATCTGACCAAGATCTTTTTCAATCTGAGACATTTGCTTGAGCAGTTTGGCATCGTCGGCGTCAATCTGCCGTATCCAACGGATGGCTTCGTCCGCGGCCTTCTTTCGAGCATGATATGCTTCGAGATCTCTGTGTGCTTGCACTTCTGCGCCAATATCAATGTGTTCAAGATCGGCAATGCCTTGTGCAAGGTTTTCTGTGTCTTCTGTTTGTTTGCGTAGCCACAGGGTTCGGCGTTTCTCCAAGCTAGCAATCTGTTCTTCAATACGCTTGTTAGCTTCTTGCACAGCACGGATACGTAGTTCTTCTGCTTGGATAGAATCTTTGGTCTGTCTGTTGATTTCTTTGATGCGATCTGCACGCTCACTCAGCAGCGTGATGCCCAGCAGTTGTTCAATGATTGTTCGTTGTTCATTGGCTTTGAGACTCAAGAACGGCGGCGTATATGTGTTTAATGCCACGATGTGTTGGAACATGTCGTGACTCATGCCTAACACACGTTCTATGGCTTCTTGTGTTTCTCTTGAATCGCCTTGTGCTTCGTCTTGTGCTGCTTGATGTTCGTCGTTCACATAGAACCGGAGCACATTGGGTTTGCGCCCACGTTCAATCCGATAGTTCTGTCCGCTGACACTGAAGTCAAGACTGACCAGCATGTGTTTGGCATTGGTCTTGTTCACAAGATTGTCTTTGCGTATGTTCGATAGTGCTTGTCCGTACAGAGCATAACTCAGTGCATTGATAATGGTAGTCTTGCCGGTACCATTGCGAGATCCATCACCACCCATGTCTAGGTTTTCACCCAGCACTAGTGTGAGATCACTACGATCAAAGTCAATGGCCTGTGTGGTATTGCCCACACTCATGAAGTTTTTTACAGTTAGCGTTTTAATTTGAATCATTAGGAACTAAGTTTAATATAAATTTTGCAATTTCTTGATGTTGTTCAGCTGATGGATGACTTTTAAATTTAACTAACTTTTCAAAGTGCCATCTGAAATCGTAAAAATTTGTATGATCAATGCTATTATAGAGAGATTGTAATTGTTTTTCAACCTCTAAAATTTGGGTGTCGTCCATGACATCAAACGCATCTAAAAGTTCGTATTTGCAATCTGCAGATTGAGTCGATATGGTCAACAGATCAACAACTGATTGCTGATCAACAGTATTCAACAGCAGATACGGAATCTGCTGTTGCTTCAAAAAACTTTCCAAAGTTATAATCAGTTGTAAAAACTTCCAAGTATCATAGAGATAATTGCTCCAGTATTTAAACAACAAATTTTTAAATTGTTCAAGCTCTTTGTGCTTTTGATACACGGAATTTGAACCAGAGATAGAGATATCCACAGGAAAATTATTTTCTCGACGAACGAAAAATTTTCTCTCCAATGGACCAAATGCAATTATTGCTAGGTCTGGGCGATCATTGACACAAAAATTTATAGTATCAAATACCATATGCTCATTGCTTTTACCAACTTTTGCATGATTAATAACTTTTATGTCTAACATTCTTGACAAGCACGCCGGCCAAGATTGTGAAGTAGGATCTACCAGTTCATCTCCATAGGTATAACTAGCACCATCAACATAGATCATGTTATCACCTTGTTGATAGATTCAAACACCATTAGATTTCCTTTTTTGCTAAAATGATTTATTAACCCAGGGTGTTCTTGGAATATTTTTTCAAACGATATAAAATTACAATCAACAAATTTAAAATCTTGTGGTAGACCAGTGATATGTATTGCTGTTCCTTTAAACGACTCTAAGTATTTTATTTCATAGCCGATGATAAGATCATGTACAAAAATTGCATACTCGGGCAAGAAAAATTTTTCAAAGTAGTCAGCAACACTCTGTAAAGTTTTATTTTTAGATTGCTTGATATCTGAGTAAATTAGATCACAATCCTTGTGTAAAACATCATTGTAATGGTCTGGATGTGACTCTATCGGGATTCGGAAAGGACTGGTATGCGATAAAATAACATAATCAAATAATGATAAGTCGGCTGCATATAACTGTTTCCAAATTTTATATTCACTGCATCCAGCTTGACTCAAATTGGTAACTTGATGAGTATCGGCCAACAGAATTGGCCAACCTTTATAGTCCTGATGTTTAGCTGACCAATCTGCGCTAAAACTGTCTCCACAGATTAAAATTTTTTTAGCAGTAGAATTCATAGATTCTGGTAGATCTTCAGCAGCAGTTTATTGTCGTAGAATTCTGATTCAATGTTGGTAATCTGATCTGTCACAATCTGATCTACCGATTCAAACTTGATCTCACCAGGCGCCATGTCGGTATCCACTGATGAGTTCTTGTTCGGTATCAAGGCCATCTCTCTGAGGTTGTAATCTCGAATATATGTTTCTTTGATGTAGTTGGCCTCTTCGTATGAAATCTCAATGTCCAAATTAACACGCACATGCATCCTAGGTGCAAGCAATGAGGCTGCATTGTCGATGATGTTGGCAAGTCCTAGCACACGGTATCTAGGTTGATCGGGCCAGGCATGATACACAGGATCTTGGCCCCACTCTAATATGGTAAGGCCACGTGCATCATCTCCGGCATCGGCGTAGTTGTGCGGAAAGCAGTTGCCTATGTAAGTGATGTTTTTCTTGGTCTGACGTTTGTGAAAGTGCCCGGTGAACACATGTTCAAAGTTGTTGAAGTCTTCTCTGCGAACTTCTCCATGATCCGGCATCTCTACCATGGCATTCATGAGGTATCCGGGCAGTTCAAAATGCCCGAACATGTATTTGCCTGTTAACTTAGCCAAGCGTTTATGATCGTCACCAACCAGCCAAGGAGCAATAACCACATCACCATTGGAAAACCAATCGTTACAAATTTCAACATTGGGGAGGTGCTTGGCCCATTCAACACTTTGAATATCACGCTTATCACGATAGTATAGATCGTGATTTCCAGGAATAAAATAAACTCGATCAAAGTTATCATTCATGTGCTCCAATGCTCGTAGACTGAAGTTCAGTGTGACGATGTTGAGACTGGCTCGATTGTTGTGCCAGTCACCTAAGAACATGCAGGTCTCGCAGCCTTCTGCCAGAGCCTTGGCCGTGGCCCACTTAACAAAGTTCAAGCAGTCTTCATTGTGAGTGGTGCTGTTGCTCTTGAGTCCAAAGTGGATGTCTGTAAAGATTGCGGCTTTACGAAATAGATTAGTCATAGTTGTACAGGTTTGTACCTAGAACTCGTTCTAGGGTCGTGATAATTTGATTGTAAATTGGTTGATAATCCTGTTGGCAAGTATCAACTGCTTTTTGATAGTTGGATATAATTTGTTGAGCACTGTATGGATTTTTCACATGTGATATCTTATCAAAGTGTGCATGTAGGTCTTCAAGAAAACTAAATTCAATTTTTTTATTGTAAAATATCTTTAATCCCAACAAAAAATCGGCGTAATTACAAATTGAGCTCAGTGTATTTTTATAGTCTGAATCTGAAAGTGTGATCTCTCTCCAGCCGGATACCCGTGCCTGATTTTCATTAAAATTGTTTCTTGTAGTCAGCATAATACCATATCTTTCTGCAACTGCCCCACTAACCACTTGATCAATGAATCTTTTGCGTAAGATACCAAGAATTTTTTTAGCATTGACCACAGTTGAAAATTGATCTTGCATTAGCAAATCATCAATATTGTGTAGACAATTGGTTACACCAGTGATATCTCTAAGAACGTGAGTTCCAGATCGACCAGGAGTAAACACAATAGCTGGTTCAGTTTCCAAGCATTCCAAAACAACCGGTTGCTGGAATACTATTTTGTCGGCAAAAATTAATCTAAAGAAACTTGAATGCAGCCAATGTGATTTGCTATATCCATCATTCCAGACTGGTTCTAGATTTGCCAAATCGTTCTCATAAGAAGTGAGAACCTTTATGACTTTGAAATTACGAGCAGCAGCAAACAGTTCTTCAGCATCAAACACATCAGCACTTGTTAAATCTGTGCAAATATCTAGATCAACTGCTTGTTGATATTTTTGAGACAGATCAGTGGCATCAGGCCACTGATCTAATAGACACAGGCGAGAGCTGCTTTTGTAAAATGTTGATGCCCACGGTTTAACTAATTGGTTACCGTTGTGCAATAGTAAGTATGACATTGATGTATTATACTACTCATCCAAGGTGCTCACAACCGGACCGGACATGGCTTGCATGCTGTGTTTGCCAGAATTCTGTCGAGTCCAGCTAGGATTGAGTCCGTTCATCTCTAAAATGTCATCACGGATGTTTTGATTTTTCTTTTCTATGTTCAGGATCCTGGTGAAGCTATTGGTGATGGCAGCAGTGTAATAGGCAAAAGGATTTTGTGATTTTGATTCATCAAACTGCAATCCAATTTGGCTCAGCTGCAACAGGGCCTGACCACGCATTTCTTCGTTGTAGGTGTATCCGCGCCAGTTTGAGCGGGTGGCATAGCGTTCGCACAGCTTCATGAACATGGTGGCTAACTTGCGAGTCATTTCTCCATGATCTTTTGAAAACTCTCCGGTTTCTAGTGTGCCACGCCAATGACTGCGCCCCACAATAAATGGAACTTTTTCATTGTCTATGCGATAGTGTTCAAATGGTGGAAAGTTCAGCCGCACATGGTTCAAACTCAACACTGGCACGTCTAATAGATCCGCCAGCGGATCTTCGTCTTCCACGGCGTCATCTAGATCCAAGATGTCTTCCAGACGGCGACGTTTGGCTTTGGCTTCTGCTTTGGTAATTTTCTTGGGAGCCATGG